CGTCTCCGGTTGCCGCCGCTCCTGTAGCCGTCGCGGCAGCGCCGACGCTCGAGCAACTGATGGCTCAGGTCAAGCGCACGAAGCGGGCGATTGCGGCGCGCAAGTCGCGCGACGATCTCATCACGTTCACTCAGTTCACGATGCCCGACCCGGAGGATCTCGACGACGTCGAACTCTCGCGCTACGAGGCCGCGATCCATCACCGCATCATCGCTGCGGCAGTGCAGGAGGTCGAGGCGGGTCGAATCCTTCGGCTCGCGATCTCGGTGGCGCCTCAGTTTGGAAAATCAGAAATCACGTCGCGGCGCTTGCCTGCGTGGTATATCGGGCGCAATCCCGAGAAGCACCTGATGTTCGGCACCTACTCTCAGGACTTCGCGGAGAAGTTCGGTAATCAGGTGCGCTCGATCATCGACCGTCCGGACTATCGCCAAGTGTTTCCGAAGGTGCGGCTCGCAGACGGGTCGAAGTCACGCTCGCAGATGGTGATCGACCAATACGGCGGGAGTCTCATGTTCGTCGGCCGCGGAGGCATGGGTTCAGGCAACCCGGCCTCGATCTTCATCATCGACGACCCGATCAAGGACGCGAAGGAAGCGCAGAGCGCCACAATTCGAGACGACGTGTGGGATTGGTACACGCACGTCGTCGAGGCGCGCTGCAATGTCTTCAGCGCGCAGATCGTGATAAGTACCAGGTGGCACGAAGACGACCTCATCGGGAGGCTCACGGACCCGAACAACCCGCACTACAGCGAACTCGTCGCGCGCCAGTGGAAAGTCATCAACGTGCCCGCGAAATTCCTTCCTGGCGACGAAGAGCTCGCGATGCTCTTCGGGAAGAAGGTCGATGAGGCCCTCTGGCCCGAGCGATTCCCGCTTGAGACGCTCGCAGTGAAAGAGGCGCTCGACCCGGTTGCGTTCTCCGCGCTCTACATGGGGCGCCCGACGCCTCCCGAGGGCGCATTCTTCAAGAAGGAGATGATCCACACCTACGCGCGTGACGAGTACGAGCGCGTGCTCAATAACCATCGTCCCTACATGGCCGGCGACTTGGCGCTCGGGGAAACGAAGTCTCACGACCAGACGTGCGCCGGGATCGGGATGCTGGACGAGCATGGCACGCTCTACATTTCACCGGACCTCTATTGGGCGCGGAAAAGCGCGGACGCCTCCGTCGAGCGCCTCATCGACATGATGGAACTCCACAAGCCGATGTCGAGTTGGTGGGAGAAGGGGCAGATCGCGAAGGCGGTCGGGCCGTTCCTGATGAAGCGCATGAGCGAGCGCGAGTGCCATTGCTTCGTCGACGCCCTTCCGGTGGCTGGTGACAAGGGCTACCGCGCCTCGTCTATTCGCGGTCGTATGTCGATGGGCAAGGTCAAGTTTCCCTGCGTCGATCTCGCGTCCTGGTGGCCGCGAGCGAAGGAGCAACTGCTCAAGTTCACCGGCTCCGGCGATGATGCCGAGGATGACTTCGTGGACTTCATTTCGCTTCTCGGCCAGGGCTTGAGCAAGCAACTGAAGCCGAACTCTTCCGACCGCCTTGGCAAGAACGTGATCGTCATGCCGAAGGTTGGCACGCTCGGATGGATCAAGTACGCGCACAACTCCGAAGAGAAGCGCCGCAAGCGTGAAGCCAGAGGTGGATTTTGATGTCGATGATGACGCCCGCACCGCCTCCAGACCCGCTCGCGCAACCGCCGACCGAGGTTGTCCCGCTCGCTGCTGCGGAGGCCCCGCAGAAGATCCTGCGCGATCGGCCGGAACCTGACGCCGCGCGCGCCGCGCTCGTCAAGGAACTCTGCAAGTGGGCGACCGACACGAAGGAGTTCCGTCGCAAGACCTACGCCAAAATGCGGCGCGATATGGACTTCGTGCGCCCCGGTCGTCAGTGGGCCTCGAATCGCCACAGCCAAGGCAATGCCGACGAAGGATCATCGAACGACTCACTCTACGAGTGCAACCTCGTCCAGCGCCACATCCAGCAGCGCGTAGCGGCTCTCTACGCGAAGAACCCGAAGGTCGTCGCGCGGCGCCGCAAGCGACTGGACTTCCAGGTGTGGGATGGTGAGCAACAAACGCTCCAGGCCGCGATTCAGCGAGCGCAGGGAGAGCCTCCGCGGCCGCCGAATCCTGCGACCGGAGATCCGGGCTCTCCCGGCGTCCCGCCGGCGCCGACGCCGGAGGACCAGCAACTCATTGCTGACGTCGCGCAGGGAATGAACCGGCGCAAGATGCTCGATCGCATCTCGACCACGCTCGAGGTGCTCTTCCGGTACTACATGAACGAAGGGACGCCGAACTTCAAGATTCAGGCGAAGCAACTCATTCGGCGCGTCGAGACGACCGGGGTCGGATTCGTGCAACTCGGCTTCCAGCGCGTGATGCAGAAGAACCCGGAGATCGTCAACCGCATCCGCGACGACCAGACGAAGATCGAGTACCTCACGACGCTCGCGCAGGACGTGACGGACGAGAAGGTGCAGGAGTATGAGCGCCAGATCGAGGAACTACGCGGAGGCATGACCGCGCTGCAAGCGCAGAGCGAGATCGTTGTCCGCGAAGGACTCGTCTTTGACTTCCCGCAATCGACCGACATCATCGTCGACCGAGACTGCACGCAGTTGAAGGGGCTCATCGGAGCTCGCCGGGTGGCGCGCGAATATCGCTACTCGAAGGATCAGGTCAAGATGATCTTCAATGTCGACCTGGGGACCAACTACACGCAGTACGAGCCGCAGAAGTCGTGGCAACCGGCCAACCGTACGCGCGACACGAACATCGCGGTCATTTGGGCGATATGGGACGCCTTCACCGGACTCACCTACTATGCCTGCGACGGCTACCCGGACTTCCTCAAGGAGCCCGAGGCACCGGAGATCGACGTCGAGGGGGTCTTCCCATTCTACGTGCTCACCTTCAACGATTTGGAGGATCCGAACGACATCTACCCGCCGTCCGACGTCGAGACGGTGCGGCCGATGCAACTCGAATACAACCGCTCGCGCGAGGCATTGCGGGAGCATCGAATCGCGAACAAGCCGGGGTACGTCACCTCGAAGGGGATGCTTGACGACGAGGACAAGACGAACCTCCAGAACCACGCTTCCAACGAGGTGATCGAACTCAACCTTCCTGCGGAGGCGATCAAGGAGATCGAGAAATACATCGCCGCGCGGCCGACTGTTCCGATTCAGGAGCCGCTCTACGACACCGAGTACCTCTACCAAGACCTTCAACGCGTCTCTGGCGACCAGGAGGCCAACCTTGGCGGCACGAGCGGATCGACCGCGACGGAGGCCAGCATCGCGGAGACTTCGCGTGTCTCCTCCCTCCAGTCGTGCATCGACGACTTGGATGACTTCCTTTCCGTGTTGGCGCGCGCCGGCGGCCAGGTGCTCCTGAAGGAGATGTCGCCCGAACAGGTGACGAAGATCGTCGGCCCCGGCGCCGTGTGGCCCGCGATGAGCCGCGAGGAGATCGCCGAGGAAATCTACCTCGAGGTCGAGGGTGGCAGTTCCGGGCGGCCGAACAAGGCGCTCGAAATCTCGAATTGGGAGCGGTTGATCCCCTACTTGATCCAGATGCCGGGGATCGACGGGCAGTGGCTCCTGAAGGAGACGGTGAAGCGCCTGGACGACAACCTTGAGATCGAGGATGCCTTCAGCGCCGGCCTGCCCTCCGTGGTGGCGCAAAACACCATCGCCGGGGGCAAGGGCAAGCAAATGCAGCCCGGTACGGGCGATGCGTCCACCAGCCCCGACCAGCAGGGGCCGAGCGGTGCCATGAACGCGATCGGGGTGCCGAAGTCCATGCCGGGTCCGAAGGGCATGTTCCCGACTGCCGGAAACGAGCCCGGAGGACCGCCAGGCCCATGAAGTCGTTGACGAGCACCGCCCTACGGAATCAGAATGTGATCGTTCACTAACCCAGTGAAAGCCAGCCATGCCCGCGGATACCACGCAAAGCACTGAAGTCGTCCAACCCGCCGTAGCAGCGCCGGATGGCGCAGCCGCGCCGGTAGCACAGCCGCAGGCCACGCCTGCGGAAAGCACGACCCCCGTAGAGACTCAGGGTGCCGAGGCCCCTCCCAAGACGCCGCTGGAAGCCGCGAAGCGCGTCATGGCCCAGGCGACGAAACCTGTTGCCGCGAAGCCGCAAGATGGTGAAACGCAGCCGCCCAAGACCGAGGTCAAGGTCGAAGACGACGATGCCACGCTGCCCCCTGAAGTCAAGAATCATCCGCGGTACAAGAAACTCGCCAGCGAGAATCGCATTCTCAATGTCGCGAAGGAGAAGAACGAGACGGCCATCAAGGAGCTCGAGCCAAAAGCTCGGACTTTCGATGACCTCACGGGATACCTCCAATCGCAGAACCTCGAGAAAGACGACTTCGCCACCGGCCTCACCATCATGGCGGCCGTGCGCAACGATCCCTTCAAGGCTTACGAGCTCTTGCAGCCGGTCATGGCGCAACTGGAGGGAATCGTTGGCGTTCGGCTTCCGGCTGACCTTCAGGCGATGGTCAACCAAGGCAAGATTGATCCCGAGACGGCGCAGCAGTTTGCCCGCACTCGCGGGTCGGAGGCCGTGCTCAAGAGTCGGGTCGAGACGACCGAGCAGCGGATGAAGCGCGAGAACGATGATCGCGCGGCGCGTGAGAACGCGCGGCAGGAAGAGGGGCAACTCAACACCGTAGTCAGTTCCTTGAACTCTCTCGACGAGCAGTGGGCGAAGCGCGATCCGGATGCGGCGAAATTGCGACCGCTATTGGAGAAAATCGTCCTCGTGAAAGGGGGCGAGAATCCGCCGACGAATGAAGAGGAAGCGCGCAAGCTGTGGGATGAATCCCTCGCGGAAGCGAAGCGGATCTCCGGCGCGTGGACGCCTCCTCTGCAATCGAAGGTGGGTGTTCTTCCGGTGGGCGGTCAATCCGCGTCCAACAGCGCGCCCGTCCCCAAGTCGTCACTGGATGCCGCGAGAGCGGCCCTGACTCTCGGAAGATAGGCGCTCTCCATAGGAGAGCACGATGCCCTTCACCGCACAGGAACTCGCAAACATCGCCAACAGCGTCCTCGACTTTCACGTTCGAGGACAACCGACCAGCCAGATCATTCAGGATCGGCCGCTCTATAACGACCTGATCGCCGGGAAACAGACCTTCCCCGGCGGCAAGGACTTCATCACCTACCCCGTCAAGGGCGTCTACACGACCTCCCTCGAGGGCTACACGCACGACGACTCGGTGACGTTCCAGAACCCGGCGAACATCAAGCGCACCCAGGTCAACTGGTACGAGATGTCGGGCGGCATCTCGCTCACGCACACCGAACTCCACAAGGCCGGCATCTCGGTGGTGGACACCAACGGCGAGCGCACCACGAACCACTCCGAGCAGGAACTCATCCAACTCACGAACCTGCTCGACGACAAGTTCGAGGACATGGACGAGGGCACCAAGCGGTCGATGGCCGAGATCATGTGGCGCGACGGCACGCAAGACGCCAAGGTCTTCCCCGGCATCACTTCGTTCATTCTCACCGCGCCAACGACCGGCACCACGTTCGGGATCGACCGCGCGGCGAACGCCTGGTGGCGCAATCGGGCAACCCTCAACATCGACTCCTCGACGCCGTCGAACCAGAACCTCATCAACACGCTCCAGACCGAGATCCGCCAGTTGCGCCGCTACGCGAAGAATCCGAAGCACAAGATTTACGCGGGCTCGACCTTCATCTCGAACATGGAAGCGGAACTGCGCGCGAAGGGCAACTACACGCTCGAGGGCTGGATGAAGGGCGGCGGCGCGGTCGACGGCGGGATGGCGGACGTGATGTTCAAGGGCATCATGATCCAATACGAGCCGCTGCTCGACGACCTCGGGTTCGCCAAGCGCGGCTACGTGCTCGATCTGAACGCGATCAAGTTGCGCCCGATGGACGGCGAGGAGTGGAAGGCGCATACGCCGGCGCGCCCCCCGGAGAAGTACGTGCTCTACCGCGCGCTGACGTGGGTGGGTGCGCTGTGCGCCAACCAATTGAATAGTTCGGCTGTCTATTCAAGTTTGTAATCAAGGACTTACGTGATCTGCTTCAAGTGAAATCAAGCCCCGCGCGCAATTCCTGCGCGGGGCGCAACACCGGCTGAAACACGAGCAACCACAAGGAGAGCCTCATGGATTACCTGCAAAAGACCTACACCTGCGTCCTCAAGTTCAAGGGCGAGCAACTTCACAGCGTCCCTCTCGAGGAAGTCACTCTCGACGAACTGCGGCTTCTCGCCTACATCCACGGTGGCGGCTCGATCGACAGCATTCGCACGACCGGAATGAAGCGCATCGTGAGCCACACAACGGAGGGGGGTGATCCTGTCTACGTCGAGAACCAGGGCGACGAATACAAGCGCCTGGCGCGCAAGTACGATCAACTCGTCAATTCCGGTCGCGGCAAGAAGATGGTCGAGGCGTGCTTCAACACGCATCTCATCGACTTCGAGAACGTGATCGAGGAAGTGGATGCGGTCGGCCAGGTCGAGGCGCTCGCGGCTGTCGCGGAGGCTAAGGCTCAAGTGGCCCAGGCAGCGGCGCTGCGCCCCGAAGATGGCGATCCGGCTCAGAAGCCGACGTCTCCCCTCGATCGCGCGTTCAACTGAGGTCTGGATAGATGGCGCGCGGGACGACGCTTCAGCAGCTTGTCGAGATGGTGCGCGACGAGTGCGCCCTGTCGTCCTCGTCGTCCCGCGGCATCGACCATCTCGCCTACATCAAGAGGCTCCTGAAGCGTCACTACGAGGAACTCTGCGACAGCTTCGACTGGACGTTCCTGCGGGTCGACAACGATGACGCCGAGAAGGTGCTCCAGGCCGGGGAGCGGTTCTACGATTTCCCGGTGAAGATGGACATGAAGACCACCGTCGATTGCTGGCACTTCTACGGCAACGTGTGGGTGAAGCTCGACTACGGGATCGGTCCGATGGAATACACGGCGATGAACCCGGATACGAACCAGCGCGCGGTGCCGCTCCTCAAGTGGCGCGCCTCTGGAGACAATCAGTTCGAGGTGTGGCCCGAGGCGGCGAGCAATACCGACAAGGTTCGCTTCACCGGCAAGCGCAAGCCGAATCCGCTCGTCTCCGACTCCGACGCTTGCGACATGGACGACATCTTGCTCGTCTTGTCGGTGTCCTCCGAGATACTCGGGAAGCAAGGCTCGAAGGACGCTCCGATCAAGGCCGATGCGATGAGCAAACGCATGGGCGTGATGCGTAGACTCTACTCGGATCGCCGGAAGGTCCGCATGGGCATGGGTGCGCCTTCGGATGGCACCGGCCGCGGTTGGCCGCGCGTCCGCGCTTTCCCGGCGACCAACTGATGACGTACCTGCTCCTCGAGGACTTCCGCGGCGGTGTTGATCGGCGTCGCCCCATCTACGCTTCCAAGCCTGGGACGCTGTGGTCGTGCTCGAACGCGCACATTACCGCCGGCGGGGACATCGAGAAGCGCAAGGCGCTTGTGTCGAAGGGAGCGTTCGGCGCCAGTACCTTCGGACTCTTCGCGCAACTCGATATTCTCTACACCTTCGGAAGCGCAGATCCTTCGGCGGTGTCGTTGCCGACTGGGGTCGTGTATCAGCGACTCCAGCATCCGAACGCTATCGCGATGGTGGGACTCATCGACGTCGACCTCTTTTCGGGTCGGATCTACGCCATCGCGAAATTTTCCGACAACGCGGTCCTACACTTCTACGATGGGGTACTCATTCGAGGATGGAATGACGGTGTCGTTCGTACCGGGATGACGACCCTCGCGAATCTCGCGACCATTCTCGCTGCGCTCATCGACGCAAGCCCGAATTACGCCGCCGTCGCGGCTGGACAGGTTATCACCGTGACCGCCTCTACTGCCGGCACGCCGTTCACGGCCTCTCCGTTTGCGGCGAGCGGTGGTTTGGTGAATGACCAGACTTTCGTCGATGCGAACGTCACTCCGAATGTCGTGGCCGTAGCTGGCGTTGCTTCGGCGTGCGGTTTCGAGGTGACTGGAGGGACGGGAGCGGGGACGATCACCTCGATCATCATCAACGGTGTCGAGGTGCTCGTTAATACCGTCACCTGGACGACCTCCAACTCGAACACTGCGGCCCTCATCGCGACCGAGATAAACACCCACACCGGAGCGACCGGATGGGGGGCTACGTCGGTCGGGCAGCGGCTCACGATCACGAAGAACGCGGTTGGCTCCGCGAACAACAATTTCACCGTTCAGGCGACGTGGACCGGGACATTCTTCATCAACGGTGTTGCCGCGGCGACCGCCAAGGTCGATACCACGGCCGGAGGCGCGAACTCGGTGGCTGCGGTCGCGAAGGTTGACACCCTGACGATCGGTGGAACCTTCGACGCCGGGGACCGCTTTGGTGTGACGATGGTGAACGGGACGGTGTCTCCCGTGACCGAGTATTTCGGCAATGTCGCGCAGCCGTTTGGCACCGCGTCATGCGTGAAAACGCACAAGCGCAAGGTGTACGCAGGGGCCGCCTCTCTTCTCGAATTCAGCGCCGTGAACGCCGCAACGCTGTGGAACCAGGACGTCGACCCCGGTGCCGGCTTCATCAACGTATCGACGCACGTTGGTGGTTCGGAGGCCGTGAATGCGCTCGAAACGTATCAGGGGCGTCTCGCCGTCTTTTCGCGCCGCGCGATCCAGCTTTGGACGATGCAGAACGACGACACGTTGAACGACCTCCAACAGACGATGGAGAACACTGGGACGCGCAGTCGGCACGGAACGCTGGAGTACGGCGGGAACGACGTCTTCTACCTGGACGACACTGGCATCCGATCGCTGCGAGCTCGCGATGCGTCGAACAACGCCTTCGTGTACGGTGTGGCAGCCGCGATCAACAAACTCGTGCGGGAATGGATGCGCGAAAGCGTTACCGAGGATGACATCGTAAGGGCGGTCGCTGCGGTGGAGCCGGAGGACGGCCGGTTCTGGATGGCGATCGGGACGAGGATTTTCGTCTATTCGTATTTTCAGGAAACCGGCGTGTCGGCGTGGACGTGGTACGACGTGCCGTTCAAGATCACGCACGCAGCGCGCACCACGAACCGCCTCTACGTTCGCGGCGACGACAACAACCTCTACATCTACGGCGGGGACTCTGGAAACGAATACGACGCTTCCGTGGTGAACGTGATGTTGCCGTTCACCAGCGCGAAAAAGCCTGGAACCTTCAAGAATCTCGGCGGGATGGACATCGCTGCGGCATCGACGTGGGATAGCGTTTGGCACGTCGATCCAGACGATCTCGATCAGGTCGTCCAGATGGGTTCCGATACCGGAGTCACATTCGCTACCCCGAATTGGGCTGGCGTCGGGCACGCGACGCACGTTGCCCCGGAGTTCACTCAATCGCTGCCGGAGTATGCTTCCATCTCGCAGGTTGCGCTTCACTACGAAGAAGCGGAGGAAGGATGAGTACGATGCGCGTGAGCGAAGCCTCTCCGGACGCGGTCGACTTCGTGATGGAGAACCTGTGGCAGCGTGGGCAGGAAGAACTCGCCATTCTCGGGATCGAGACGGAAGTTGCTCGCGGGATCATCGCGCACCAACGCGCGATCGGGATGCCGAACATGGCGATCTGGATCGACGATGAGCCGGTCATCATTTGCGGGGTGATGCGAACCGATCATCCGCACGGGATGGCGACATGGTTCCAGGCGACCGAGATGTTTACCCCATTCATGCGCCCGATCACCGCGCAACTGCGCGAGTCGCTGGAGCGCACGGCACTCGCGTTCGGACTGGAGTTTCTGGAGATCATTTCGCCCTGCGTTCACCCCAAGACCGGGCGCTGGTTCCGCGCGCTAGGCTTCGCGCTCGACCTCGACCGCTACATCCAGGCGAAGGACGGCGTGAATCGCCTCTACCGCTATGAGCGAAAATTCTCGGGAGGCGCCAGTGTGCTTCGGCAAAGCTAGCGCACCCGATACCGCTGGCGATGCGGCTCGCGCGGAGGCGTTGCGCCAAGGGAATGTTCGCGATGTCTCGAACACCGTCAATCAGACCTTCGACTCGAAGTTCGGTCCCGACTACTACCACGGTGTCGGTGACGCCTACCGCGGATACATGCAGCCGCAACTCGATTCGCAATTCAGAGACGCGCGCCGCGCGACCGCACTTCGTTTCGGAGGTAACTCCGACTCCTCGGCCGCGAACCGGACGGGCGCGCAGCTTCAGGCCGACTACAACACCAACAAGGCTGGCCTTGAGAGCAGCGCGCTCGACGCCGAGAACCAGGCGAAGCAACAGGTCGAGGCGAAACGCTCCGGGCTGCTCAACGTCGCGGAGACTGGTGGAAGCCTCGAAAACACCGCCGCGCAGGCTCGAGCCATCACGCAGATGGGCGTTGGGCAGCCATCGTTTCAGCCGATCGGGGATCTATTCGGGAAGTACGTCAACAACCTCGGCACGGCCGCCTACGCGCAGAATCAGGGCTACGGCGTGTCGCCGATGTACGGAGCGCCGCTGAACGCAATGCGGCCGGGTTACTCGGCTGGTGCTGGCAGCCAGCGGATCGTGGGGTGATGAGTCATGAGACAGATAAACGAAGTCGATGCACATGGATTCGCTCCGGCGATTTTGACTATGAGTAATATTTGGTACTTGCAGATGACTCTTGACGGAATCCCATTTTGGGACAATTACGTTCATCCGCAATGTGAGTCACAGTTTCAAGTTCCTAGAAATTGTCGCTTTGAGGATCTTCCTTTGATCCCGCTTTACATTCCGGAATCGCGCTTGCGTAATCCAAGAGCCTTGGTGACTCTAATAGACGATGAGGATTGCAGGATGCGCGTTGAATTTTATAAAGGACGCGCGTTTTTCCATTTCAAGATGCACCATTGGGGTACGACCGCAATCAAGAAAGTAAAATCTGTTACTCCAAGGCTGGAGGGGCTTTTTGCGGAACTCGGGTTCGATCATGTAGAAGCGTTTATTCCATCTTCGTCCCCGCGAACGCTGTATCGACTGTGCCAAAAATTCGGATTTGTGGAAACGAAAAGGACATCTAAATTCATCTTTATGAAGCGCGAGGTTTCTCATGCCTGAAACAGTCGCAGCCGCGCTCGCCACCGCTGGCGAAGCCGCAGCCACCGCAGCGCCCTACGCTGGTGCCGCAGGACTCGCCGCGACCGCCGCTGGAACCTACGCCGCCAATCGTCAGGCTCGAGCGCAACAGGAGTCCCTGAATCGCTTCTCGCAGGCCGACCAAGAGCACCAGGCCGCGCTCCAGACCGAGGCGAACAGCAAGATCAAGAACGCGGTTCAGCAATTCACGCCAGAGCAGCAGCAACAGCAACTCGCCGCAGCGGAAGCTACGCGCAGCGCCGCGATGCAGCCCGCCGTGGCTCCGCAGGCGTCGACCTATGCTCCGGGGACCGTTGCAGCGCCTACGGAGGTCAAGGAC